CCTTTAGGCACATAGATGTTTTCCCCTTGAGTGTAAGCTTGATCCATCTTAGTTTTATAGTTGGCTATCTCTGTCGAGTCATCAGTGTCAAGATGGAATATTATAACTGGCTTAATGTGGCGGTGCATTAACTGTTTCATGTCAGCCATTGCCTCGTTCCGTGCAAGGATAATCCACTCCACAGCGTCGATTAGACTAACACCGTGAATTTCGTCAGCAACACGGTTCCGAGATAAGTGGAAAATTTCTTCAGGCTTGAATTTAACGTTGCCAGACTTTACCTTAGAGATTTGTTCGTACCTAATAATTAACCCTTTCTGGTTTACAACAATCTTCATTGTACCAGGGTCTAAAGGTTTTAAGTTCACAAGCCGACCTCTTCTATCCCTGATAATCTCTGCAAAACTATCCCCACCAATGTTGTAAGTACGGATCATATTTTCCAAAATGGTGTTAAACGTTTCCTTACCCCATCCTTTTATTTTCAATAAAGTTAATTCTGTAAGTTCGTCAGCAGTGAAACCTTTCCCAACTGTCCAAGTAGCCTTCGCATCGATGGCAGCTTGTAACTCAGGGATAGCTTTGTAATACCCTAACTGTTGAGACCAGTTATCGTTCAAGTACTCTGTTTCTTTTTGGTCACCGCTACCGTCAGTAACTTGACCAGCTACTGAGTAATCTGTAATGGTTGATTCAAAGTCTCCTAAAGTTGTGCTTGATATTTTTGTTTCTGGCATTTTATTGTACTATCCTCGTTGGCATAGGGAATTTTAACCTATACTCGTTTATGTCTGACCCTCCAGAGGTCCACCCTAGACTTGCATTGTTAGGGTTATGAGCTATGCTAATCGTCGCAGTGTTAGACGTGGTTGACCATACTTCAATGGTTAACCTAATGTAATCTCCTGGTTTGTAAATCTTCTGAGGATCTACTTCAAAGTAAGCAGCGTGCACTAAAGCTTCTCCAGCTGCATGGGTAAGAGTGTCACCTGTGCCAGATTCTACTTCAGTTTCAGTAGACCCGTCCCAGTGGCGCAATTTAGCAATTATGTAGATATCGTTACCGTTAGTCGTATTGTTCACAGTGACGTTCACAATACAAGGTCCCCTTAGAACAGTATGCTTATTCATCTTTACGTCAAAATCTACGTCAAGCCACTGCACCGTACCGCCACCTGATGCGGAAGCATCAGTCTTACCGGCAATTGACTGGATAAGATTAGATGGAGTCAATAGGTAAGATCCGTCGGAGTGTGCACCGTACAAAGTAACTATACCAGTACCGCTTACGATTTCATCGTAGGAATAAGATACAATGTTATCCCCTCCTCTAGATCTAAATATTGTTCCTAATACCATTTAATAACCACCTTCAATCCGCCATGACGGTAAAGCCATGTCTTTTCTTTCTTGCCAACGTCTTGTAAGACCATGAAGAGAACTCACCTCACCAATATCAATCCCGTCAACCAAAACCTTTCCAAGCATACGACCCCACTTTTCTACACGATTATCTGCGTCAACCAAAACGTGTACGTTTTTACTAAGGCACCGTTCTTTCAACCAATCTCTTGACTCGAACCCACCAGGTTCTGACAACTCTGGCGCTGCAGTGTCATTGAAACGGACCACGACAGGCTTATCTCTTCGAGCAATTTGGACAGAAATAGTGTCACCGTCGTTCACTTTCACACAAAGGCCTTCAAAATCTTCCATGATCTGGTAGAAAGGCGTTTGCCAAAAATATAAATCCAAATTTTGCCCACCCAAATTCTTGAATTGACTAAAATCAGGCCTAACAAAATCTTCAAATTCAAGCGTCATCGATGAACTTTGTATACTTCTTATCACGAAGAAGCGCCAACCCCCTCATTGCTGAATCTCTTAACACATCAATCATACTTTCAGCTTCAGACCGAGAAGTAAACCCACTCATGTCATAGTTGATCACATATATTGCTGCCAAGTTTGAGGATACTTCCTTGAGTAAACCTTTAACATCTGCATTAAGAGACGAGTATGAGTCAGAGTAGTTAACCCTGGTGTATGTGTTAATATATGATTCGACCTGAGTCATGAAATCGTTGATGTACGCTTCCACATTAGATGTAGGGCTAGCGTTAGCTCCAGCTTTACGTTGCACTTCCGCTGTTGTTGCAAATATACCCGTATCAGCCATTGTTTTACCTAAGCCACCCAAATATTTAAACGTTTGTCTTTGTTTGCCCACGCTGCACGTATTAAAGCCTCAGTTATGTGCGTATACTTGCCAAAAATCTTCAATTTTCCATCTTTGTAAGACATTTGCACCGATTTTAAGGACAAAAGTAGGTCAGGGTCGTCAAAAAGTTCGATTTGACCCATCTCCATTAGCACGAGAAGATTATTGTACAAATCTTCTTTCAAGGCTTTCTTTTTTCTCTTAGCTTCATTATCCAAGGACCTTGAAGAGTTATTGATGGCTACAACTTTCCTTTTAGTCTTAGGATCTATTAGTAAAGGGTCAAATACGCCCACACCTAACCCACCATCGTCAATATATATGCGCTTGTAGTTATAGACTTCGTTAGCTAACTTAATCCTTTTCACAGTCTCAGTCAGGTAAGTGTTTTTGGACACATCCATGTCCACCATCTTGAACCGTTTCCTCCAGTCACGTTGTAAGGTTAACAGTACTGTCTCGTCACCACCCATACGAGCTACATCTACGCCCAAGAAATGAGACTTTCCAACAAGGCGAGGTGACTTTTCCTTCTGGACCGTCATACACTTCTTGATTAACGCTGTAGGGAAAAATTGCATCAATTCGTCCACAAACTCACCAAGGTATTCTTGTGAGTACTGTAAATTGGTCATCCTTCTCTTCTCCTGGTCCAGGAAAACTTGATCTTTCCTTGGACAATCTTCGCTGCTTACATGAAACTTAGAGAATGAAGGGTTATTGAAGCAGTCATAGAAGTAACCACCTTTCCCGAAAGGAGTGGATAACAAGATAATCTTCCCTTTCGTCACTGCAAGCATAGGCGTGACAGCTGTCCAGACTTCTTCAGGAATGAAAGCTGCTTCATCTGCTATCAATAGGTCTACAGTGTACCCCCTTATACCGTACCCGCTTAACCCTGTTGGCAAACATCGTACAACTGTGCCGTTAGTCAACTGAACCTTGTGCTTGGTAGGCTTATCTTTCCCTTTCTTGATCAGATGCTTATGATTATCTATCAAGAAAGACATTACTTTCTCAAACAGAAGCTGAGCTTGCCTTTCAACGCTTGCAATGATAAGGACACTCTTCTTCTTGTGCCTGGCAGCGTAAGACGCTGCTTTGATAGCTATAACAGTAGACTTACCAACTTGTCTACCACTACGTAATACAACGTTCCCTTGGGCATCTAGAACGTCTTTCTGCCAAGGATCAAGGTCAATGTTCATGGTAGTTCTACCTGTACTATCTTGAAATGTATATGCTCTTCGTTCCGGGCAGGCCTACAATGAAACTTATTGAATTCGCAAGGGTTACAGAAGAATATGTGGTTAATCCTACAGAAGAAGAACCTAGTGTTCATTCTCTTTGCACACAATGAGCACGCAAACTCTGTCTCTGAGTACAATAAGGACCAACCTTCATCCTGGATCAAGCGAAGCTTGCCCTTCTCCTTGTTAGACATTAAATCCACCTAGACTCTTCTTTCTCTTGCTCAACCTTCTTCTGCTCGAACTGATTCTTTAACTTCAACATGTGAGCCATAGACTCGTTATACTTAGTCTCAATGCTAGCTAGAGAAGATTCCTCTTGCTCAGCCTTCAAGTTAAGGTAAGATGTTAAGTAATCGTTTACGACTTTAGACACGTTTATCTTGGCCTCTTTCAATGCTAAGAAGACCTCGATGTCAATGGTAATCATTTTCTGAACTTTAGGCATACTATACTATACTATACTATACCTATTTAAATATATACTATACTAGGGACACACCCCTAAAAGTGTCGCTAGCCAAGCTAAGCAAAAAGCAAAGTATAGCAGAATTTGCCTGGGCTGCTGCATATACATAACAACCAAACTAACTCAAACTCGCTAATAAGAATAACATGATAGTGTAGCGAGCCTAGGCCGCAGCTGCGGCCTAGGCGCTAGCCCTGCAGGGCTAGCGCCTTAGCACGCCTAAAGCGTGCCAATATGTAGCTCAGCTGAGCTACCTCCAGCTAAGGCAGAGGAGGAGGGAGGTGAATGCCTTAGCTGTCGCCAGCTCTGCCAGGATGGCCTGCCTTTGCATCCGCCAGATAGCCCGCCAGCTTTGCTGGCCTAGCTAAAAGCTGAATACTATCTGGCCAAATAAGGCTAGCTAGCTTGGCTTGAAAGAATAGCTTAGCCAAGCTAGCTAGCCTAGCTGAGAAAGATACGCCTAGCCCTTGCCGTCTCCTACAGCCAGGGCTTTGCTTTGCGGTATGCTAGGCTTTATGCCTAGCCTCCATTAACGAGCTACGCTCGTTAAGCGTATGCTTTTACTTAAAGCTTACGCCTCCAGCGAGCGTAGCGAGCCTGTCTGTAGGTATCCTTATTTTGTTTTGTTTAGAGCTTGCTTTTGAGGCTGCAGTACGGTAACGCGTACTCTACGTCTAGTTGGTACGGACAGTACAGTTTACTTAAGCAGTAGCTGTCTACTGTCTTGCTTCTGCGTTCGCTGAACAGTGCTCCGCTTAGCGAGATGCATTTCTGTACCGTTAGCTCTAGCTGGTTCAAGCCTCTGACGGTGTTGAAAGCTTTGTTCTTCCTATACATCAGCTAGCTTCCTTTTGGCAGGGAAGGCTTGTCTTGCTTTACTTCGTTGTCTAGCCTGTCTACTATGTCTGGGAAAGCTTCATCGATAGCATCCAAGGCAGCTTGCTTGCCTCTCTCAAAACCTTCAGCCCATGTCTCGTCTTCGTAGACAAGGTTAACCATGATGATCCTACGCTTTAGCCAGGCTATGGCTGAAGCTACGTTTCCTTTAGTAACAAAGAATAAATCTTCATCGTTAGAAGATTCCATTAGCTTTCCAATGAGAGGCTCAGGGTTCATTGTTTATCCTCGAATAAATTAGGTTTAGCTTGTCTGCGTATAATTGTTTTTATATCTGCAAGTAAGCCAGCATGCTTATCTTCATCAAATTCAAAACAAATCTTCATTGACTAGCCTCCGTAGAGGGCGCCGGCTTGTCAAGCACAGCTTTCATGTAGTTAACAGATTTAATATCTGTAATGATGGTTTTAGTGATGAACCACTTGCCGTCTTTGCTGAGGCTGTATTTAACCTCAAGGATTGGGGCCTTCGCTTCGAAAGCCTGTTTTTTGTCAGTTGTCATAGGTTCCCCTCTGGACAACTCGGCCAAAAATGTAGACTTGACGAGCGTACGCTTCGATCTGACGCCGGTTAATCATTTTTTCCACCAGCTTAGGCGCACGTTGTATGAGTAAACCTTGAAATGTAGTTTACCCTTGTTCAGCTTTACTTTCATCTGCTTTCCCATTTTTTGGAACCTCCTTGACTTGATACTTTTCTTTATCGTAAGCTTGCAACTGGCGAGCCATGTCCAAGCGCATTTTGCCTTCTTCCAAGTTACAAGGGTCAAAGTAAACTTTTAGTTTGCCTCCCTTGGAAGGAGCTCCCACCTCGTAACTAGATGTGAAACGGTCTTCTGTTTGTTTAATATTTTCTGTTGGCGCATTTTGCCTGATAGGCGTGGCTTGACCTGAAGGCTTTTCAGCTTCACCTAAAAATTCTATAAAATTTTTATATTTTCCTTGCTCTCTAACCCTAACTTTAACCCATTTGTTGCGCATGGCTAATTGTACTAAGTCTTCGT